ACAAAATACATTTGTGAAAATGAATTTAAAAATCCAATAATCTGTTTATTAAGCACTTCATTCCCAATATCTCCAATTTCAGAAATTCAAAATAAAGATGATGGAGAGATAGAAATATTAGAGTATGAATTATTTAGTCAGGTTGGATTTAATTACAGCGATATACTGTATGGTGATTATGCGTCTATACATGCTCAAGTTTATGATGAACAAAGGTTCAATGGTATGGCTGCACCAAGAATAGATTATCCTCTAATTTATTCTTGGGATATTCGTAGAAATAAACATGCAGAAAACAGAGCTCTAGGTTATCAATACATAGCGGAATCTCTCATAAAAGACTATTCCAACATAGTTGATTCTAGTTGTTGGGGAGAACAAAAAATAGCTGAAGCAGCAAAGGGGAATGTTTTTGGCAAATCGCCCTCACAGTGGATATCTGTTAGAGTAAATATTCATTTGAAGAATCAAATATTGTCTAGTTATTCTTTGCTAGATGAGATAACAGATGATTTTTATGATAATGACGAATAGCTAACAATCTCTCTCTAATAGGAAGATCCAATAACTCTTGTGGCATTTGAGGTAATATACGTTGTCCATTATTTAATAAAATGCCACTTTCTTCTATCCTATTATTTATGGTAACTTCTGCTACCTCCGCTATATTTTTAGATTTTTTTCTACTTTTAAACTCTTCTCTTTCTTGAATAATTAAAGGAAATTGTTTTTTTAGATAATCTAAAATGAAAGAACGAATAGTAATGCGTTCTAATTTTAAAGCTCTACTAATAAGTTCTGATTTTAAACCCGATACTTTAACATTATTTTCTCTAAGCAATTCTTTTAATCCAATCACATTAAGAAAACTTAAAAATTTTTCACTTTCTAGTGCCTTATTCATTAACGGCTTTCTATGTATGATAAATTTCTTGCCATTAAACTCCCATACTCCAACATTTTCAGGCGCAATATCCATTACGCCTTGTAGATGTTTAGTTGCACATACAACAACTACATCTTCAAAATATTGCGTATAAACTTCAAGCTGCCCCTCTAACCGTTTAAGGGTATCTTGTTCGCTTTTTATTTCAAATCCTGAGAGTTTCCCATTCGCCATAACAAGATCGATACGACGAGAGAAATTAGCGACAGGCAACTCAGAAAGAAACTCTGTATGGGTTCCTTTATGTTCCCTAGCAAGTTTTTGCTGAAGCTTTTCTCTAATAAAAATCTCGTTCATAACGCTCTTAAAGTTAAAAAATTGGTTTATTCTACACAAAATACATTATGAGTAACACCTCTAATTAATGCCAACTGATCATTTCCTCATCAATCAGTTCCTGCAAAAATTCTGCCTAATTCTATCAATTACACACCCCCTTTGCCATCTTTTGATCAAAAAAACAAGCAATCAAACAAGATTACCCAAAATGATATTACTTGCGGTATTAATAAATTAAATTACAGGCGGTAATATTTTCATATCAAAACAAAACACCCACTAAGGAAAATAAAATGAATGAACAAATATTACTAGATAACCAATCAATCCAAGAATTAGCCTTTGCGGAGAAGTTAAAACAATTCAAAGCGAAAACCGGTGCGAGTAATGAACAGTTCAGCCGATTAATGAAAAGCAGTGAAACCTTTAAAACCTCTTTCACACAAAAAATGGCTGAGTTTGCGGTAGGGTTAATTGATACGCTAAAACAAGAATCTATTCTTTAAGAATTTTTACCAAGCCCTTTGAGGAGGGCTTGAATAAAGGTTCTACCTTTACCACCCGAGCAAGCGAAAGCCGAGAGAAAGCAGAGACGGTGGAACCCGAAAGGGATTGCTCTTTAAAAATCAAAACCGTAAGAGATTGTCATACTTAATCTGATTTCTACGATAGCGACACAGATTGGTTAAGTGGAATTGGGTTAACTTGTTTAATGCCCCCACGCTGAACTGCAGTAAAACAAGACTTATTTAAAACCGCATTACTCTCTTAAATCTTGAGAAATCAATTTGGGGGTAACAAGGTTACACCGAAATGACAGAGTATCAGATTTATTACATTGTGCGGTGCAGTTTTAAATAAGGTAGAAGAGAACCTATGAGTATCACGAAAACAAATCCGGCAAAAAACTTTAAGCGGGCCAAGCGTATTGCACAAAAGCAAAACGCATTAACCTCCAAAGCCGAAAAGCAGCCGAGTTGAAAAAGCAATCAGCCTTGCCAGCAGAGAAAAGAAAACTGTTGATATTACCAATTATGGTTACAATAAAGGCAAAGCAACAACAAACACAATCAGAGCCAAAGATCGCCGACAAACGGGTTGTCGGGAGTTGGTGAGAATTAAAAAAATGACATAGCCCACTGTAATTAAGTGGGCTTTTTTATATAGCATGCTATACTCACCTAAATATCCTACTGGAGCTACGATAATGAAATTTACAAAATTTGAAATAAAAAACTATAAAGGCATTAAAGATGTAACCTTAAATTTATATCCTGAAGGAAGTAATGTTTTCACACTAATCGGGTTAAATGAAAGTGGTAAAACGTCTATTTTAGAAGCGATTAGCCAATTCAATCCAGCAATGGATGAAAATGAAATTAGTGAGCTGTATTCATCTATTGCAATAAAAACAAATGAAGATTATTCTAGTCTAATACCAAAACAATTAAAGGCTAATTTCAATGATGAAATCATAATATCTGCAACTATTGAATTTAGTCAGGAAGACCGAGATAAAATTATAGAATATGCCAATAAATATAGTGACGAATTCAATATTATTGATATTGACAACGAGATAAAAATAAAACAAACCGTCTCTTTTGAAAATTCAACATATAAAAAAAGAACAACTTATGTTAATTTTTCATTTAAAGAGAGAAAAAATAAGCGTAAAAAGGAAATTATTCATAAATTTTTCTCAAAAGAAGAACCAATAAGAGAATTTCATATTTATATATATGATTATATAAAAAGTCTTATCCCTAAGATAAATTACTTTCCGACATTTATTTTTTCTCAGCCAGAAAAGATAAAGATTTTTGGTGAGAACCAAACTATTCAAGATAAGATATATACCACTATTCTATCAAATATTGCTTCGTCATTAAGAAATCCTTTAGACCTAAAAACTCACATTATAGATAGAGCTATCTCTGCAGACGAGAATGATGCAGAAACATTGCAATCATCGCTTGATCAAATGTCTGCCTTAATGACAAAAGATATTTTTAGTTTATGGCAAAAAATCTTGCAGGGTGATTTTAATAACAGAGAAATTACTCTACGTCATTCTGTGGATCAATATAAAAGAAATGTTTATATCCAATTTCAAATAAAACAAGGCACTTCTCGCTATAATTTTATGGAGCGTTCTTTAGGTTTTAGATGGTTTTTCTCCTTCTTATTATTTACTTTTTATAACCAAAAGAAAGATGATAAACCTACACTATTCTTATTAGATGAACCTGCGTCAAATTTACATGCAAAAGCACAAGAGGAGTTACTAAAGAGTTTTCAGCGTATTACAGATAATAAAAACCAAGTAATCTATTCAACGCATAGTCATTATTTAATTAACCCGATGTGGCTAGATCAAGCATACATTGTATCCAATGCAGCAATGAATTACGAACATTTAGATGATAGATCTTCAAGTGAGAATACAGAAACATCCGTTTCCCTACAAACATATAGAAATTATGTGAAAGATAACCCAACAAAAACAACCTATTTTCAACCAGTATTAGATAAGCTGGAAATTCGCCCAAGCAAACTAGATTGTATAAAAAAATCAGTTCTTGTAGAAGGAAAAAGCGATTATCTAATACTAGAATATGCGATGAACGTTCTACTTGAGTCATCAAATGAAATTGCTATTCTTCCAATGGGAGGTGCAACAAAATATGGCTCACTCATTAGTATTTTAAAAGGTTGGGGAGTTCCATTTCTCATTTTATTAGATGCTGATAGGGCTGGAGAAAGAGCTGCTAAAGAATATAAAAATAGTTACTTTTTAGATGATGAACAAGTCTTAACCCTTTCAAGTATTATTCCTGAATTACAAGGTAAAGAAATATCTTCACTACTCTTAGAGAGCGATAAGCAAATTATTAGTGAACATTTTGGTGAATCTTCAACTCAAACAGAAAAATCTAAAATTCAGCTCTTTTTTAGCGAACATTTAGCTCAGAAAAAGATAGTAACCTTATCGGAGGAATTTATTGATAATATCAAGAAGATTCACGACGCAATAGTTCAGTACTTTAACAAATAAGTATTGATTCTCTAGAAAACCTGCTTAGGCAGGTTTTTTTATACCTCAAATTTAGCTACCCCACTCTAAAAGGAAACAACAAGAACAAACCAACAAAATCACTTATCAAGCCATTCATCGTTTGCGGCGTGATTTTCTGTGTCTGCATTGCAGTTATTCATTTGCTTAAATCGGCAAAAGTGGCTAGTCCGACAGATTAGCACAACAACGAAGTCAGCGAGCAAATCAGCCAACAGACCCTAGCCGAAGCAAGAAAACTTTGGCGTGAGTAAAACGGCGATTGGCAAGCTAATTTAACCCCACAAGCGGAAAGACAAGCTAGAGCTTATGTATCAATCAAACAAGCAAAAATAAATAGGGAGTGAAAATGAAACTACCATTTAAAACACACAGCAAGCACGCAGCAAAAGAAGAGCGTGAACGCCATTACCAACATGCTTCAAAACTGTGACGAAAAGCTGCGGAACTCACATGTAGAGAATTAAACAAACACTGGTGCTTAAGCCGTGCCGAATGGTGCGAAAAAATGCATCTTGAAGATATGAAACTAAAAGCGAGAAAAATCTATGTACCGCATAAACACATATTACGGACACACGATTGATTACATCAACCCTGATCCGAACGAAATCGATATCCGCGATATTGCCCATAACCTCAGCTTTGAGAATCGCTTCATGGGACAAACAGAAGAACCATACAGCGTAGCTCAACATTGTGTGCTTGGAAGTTATGCTTTTGATGAAATGGGATTACCGGATCTTGCATTTAGATTTCTACTGCATGATGCAACCGAAGCTTATCTAAAAGATATTCCAAGCCCACTCAAACATTTATTGAGTGAACCTTATCGTAATATTGAAGATCGATTTAACGAGGCGATCCACCAGCATTTTGGAATTGAATATCGCAAACTACCGGAAATTAAATCGATGGATTTAGCTATGCTCGCCACAGAAAAAGAGCAATTACTGTCAGAAGCGACTGTTGAATGGCCACAATTAGAAGGCATACTGCCAGTTAATATGCCTATTATATTTTGGTCACCCAAAACGGCTGAATCAGCATATCTTGCCCAATTTAAACGATTGAAAGAAATATTAGACGATGACAATGAATAAAAAACTGCTCTTATGAGCAGTTTCATTTAAAAAAAGCCCTGTGATTACAGGGCTAAATTTAAGCAACAGTCAAGTCTTTAACCTCTGTCTGCTCATTTACAGTTTTAATCACTCCAATGGCGTGTTGGCAACTTTGTTTTGTTATATAGCTTTCACCACTTGTCGCTATAGATTGGTGATTACCAGCTTTCAATCTCCAGCGAAATTCACCTCTCGCATCTTTATAAATTTCAAAATACATAGGAGCTCCTTATGCACCAAATGAAAGAATATACCTTTACTTATCATTTTGAGGGTCAAACTTGGGTTATCAATATCTTTGCAGATACACCAAAGCAAGCCAAAGAAAAAATAAAGGCGGTTTCCCAAGCGACCTACGAAGGTGAAATTACCCAATCAATTCACATTCCGGTAAAAGATACCTCGTGGTTAGCAAAGTCGATCAAAAGAATAGCACAGCGATTTTCATCTTCAACAAAATCATTTTAATTTTGAGGTATATCTCATATTTTTATAAGTAGGTCTTTCATCAAAATCAAATAACTACTTATAAATTTAGAAAGCTATCAGATGAACGTTACCTCTAAAATAATTACTCGAGGAGAGAACATGGAAAACATTATCATTATTATTCCGGCAAAAACAATTCCAATTACAAAATATTGTGAAATATTTGGGTTAAACCTAGCCCAAATAAATCGGCGTTTAGAGCGAGGAATATGGCAAAAAGACATTCATGTTTTACAAGTTGAAGGGTGTAAAGAACGGTTTATTGATTTAGAAGAGTTTGATAAATGGGCGAGAAAAAACAAAATCCACGTGGTGTGACGATCCACAAGCATAAAACAAGTGAAACGATTAATATCACCTTCACCTTTAAAGGGGTACGTTGCCGTGAACCGCTTTCATTACCGGTTACACAATCAAACATCAATTATGCCGGGCGGTTACTTGGTGAAATAAAGAATAAAATCGAGCGTAACACTTTCAACTATGCCGATTACTTCCCTACTTAAACCTGCGCAACATAACCGCAACAAAAAAAGCGAGATAAATTATTCATCTCGCTTTTTTTCATATAGTGAAATAATATTACAGTTTCTTAGAATTTAAAGACCATATTGTCTTCATATCCTCCTGAATAACTCGCCGATGCATTTACCACAATTCTTTCCACACCATCAAACGCCTGCCAATTATCCACCTTATCTTCCTGCATATACTCAATAAATCGCACAAAGTCCGATTTTGTTGAGCTGAAGAAAATATAAGGTGGGCGGGTGATATTGACCAGTCGCAAAAAGTCAATCAAGTCAAAATACATAGCTTGCTTGTAACTTTCTTGTCTAGTGCAGAGATAAGGCGGATCTAACACAAACAACGCTTTGGGATTATCCGAAAATTTTGGTAGCAACGTATGGAATGACTCCCGCACAATTTCTACACCATCCAAATAACCATCTGTCTTTGGATAATCTGACTGGCGAATACAATGCCAGAAATCATTTTGGAATAGCTCATCAATGGTCGCTACTTGCTGACCGCTAAACAGTAACCAACTCACCAAGCAATTCAGATCTTTGTAGCCGTCAAACGCTTGAATGATTTTGACACATTCTGCCTTTAATTCCTTTGGCATTCGTTTGTTTTTTGGCGTAGTGTTGCCAACAACAGTAAAAAGTTGTGAACGCAAGGCGTTGATGTCGTCAATATGAGCGAGCCTTTCCGCATAGCCATCAAAATCATTGTAGATTACGCGGGCTTTCGGTTTTAACCGTTTAGCCGCGTGACTCAATAAACCACTACCGCCAAAGGTATCAATAATCATCCAGCCCTCTCCATCTCATTTGATATTTTCGTTGAGAATCGTCTAAAAATGTTTCAAAAACATTCGTTTTTGCCCCACAAAAGGTAGAGGGGCTTGTTTAAATTGTACTACATTTTGCTTGCTTGCTTGCTTGCTTGCTTGCTTGCTTGCTTGCTTGCTTGCTTGCTTGCTTGCTTGCTTGCTTGCTTGCCGAGATTGTCTGCATTTTATTTACGCTTTCAAACATTAAATTCTCCTTTAATTCAATATCACTCCACCTCACTCACAAAATCCACATGCTCATGTTGGTCTGCAAGGGCAACAAAATAAATTGGGAAAGCATCTTCATTTTTTGAAGTTTCAAAATATTCGCCCAACTGTTCAAATGTCGGCGAATAATCCCCTAACTTAACAGCACAAATTTTGTTGACCAGGTTAGGATTGACTTTGATTTTTACCATCCCGCCAAAAACCGTACCTGGTTTAGCCGTCACTTTCTGCACCCATTGTTTTTTCCCTTGTTGGTCGGTAGTTGCGGTTTGTAATACTGCGACGGCCTCTTGTAATTGAGCAATGTCTTTGCCAACTTGATAGGCAAATCCTTGGTCTTGTTGGTTAATTTCTGTTTTTCCCATTTTTGTAGTCCTCTTTAGCTTGGTTGTAGATCTTAAGTAATGCTGCATTATATGCTGCTAGTGACGATGAGCCAGCTGATGTAGTGCCTGCCTCAACTACCGCGACAATTTCTTGTGGTTGCTCAATAGTTGCTATCATTTCGCTCATTGTGTCGTATCTATTGGAGGTGTGATGTCTAACTGCATATAAATTTTGCCATCTTTAATCAGCGTTTTTATGCGCCCAGTGTCTGTTATTGTTTGTAAATCATAATCAGCCTTTGTCCATGTTGCCTCCTTAGTTAAGTCGTGGTTAATATTAAGCTTAATAACACCGCCTTGAGCATCTATAACTTCGATTTCACCTGTTGTTGATGATAGTGTTAGCACTGGGGTGTTTCTGACTTTAGCCCACAAATCAAAGCGCGCTATATCACTCAAATCGAGAGGTTTTAATGTTTTATCTGGCAGCTTCTCAAACAGACGAACAATACATTCCTCGTCATCGCCACGGTAAAGGTTAATCGTTGTTTTATCCATTACGCACCATTGCAGAAAGTTGATTTGGGCTAAATCGCCAACCTTCATCTCTGTTATAAATTGCGTTAAAGCACCACTCACTACAAAAATATTTTGAGCGTTTTTGTTTGATGCCAAGCACAATCCCTAACGCACCCCACCAATCATATTTTTTGCCAGAAGTGCGGTTAAAATAGGCTTTGATTTGTTGCTCGGTGACATCGTTGAGTGGGATTAAATCCCATTTGGTGTTATCGGATACATCAATCTGTTTGCAACGCACCCCGCCATCTTGTACCGATGAGGAGTAGCAGTCATATACTGTTGTATGCTCATAATGATGACCGTTACCAAACTCAATGCGCTCAATGGCAATCTCGCAGTGCGAGTATTTCCCCTTAGTGAAAAATCGAGTAATACGGTCAGCGATGGCTTTGACGGGCTCTTTTCGCCAATCACGTTTGTGTTTGTACATCGCCAAATAAACCTTAGCCATTTTGATATGCCTCCATCAAGTTATCCATTTGCTTGATAATGTCATCATGGATTGATTGCAGTTGCTCAAGCGTAAGATTAGGTGCCTTGAGCTCATATTTGCGCATGCGTTGGTTAGCCAACTCAACTTGCAATTTTTCAAGCCCTGCTGCCTGTGTCAAAATCAGGTTTGTGGCGGTCTTATTATCCAGTCTTGCACGTTGTGCAAAGTCTGAGATATATCGACTGCACTCGCCCTCATAATTCGCGGTTTTAAACGCTTCTGCGGCGGCTTGGCGTTCACGATATTCGCTCTCAAATCTCGTCCAAGTGCTATAGATTTTTGCCGCGTGCTCATCAATATTGGCGATAAATTGAGTTTGGTTTTTTGTAAATTTATCAGCTATTTTCGCTTCATCTTTTACCCATGCTGCACCGTTCCATTTGCATGGTTCAGCAAGTGGCGCAAGTGCGGTTAAATTATCAGGCAATTCACCCAGTGCAGTATGTTCTACTTTTTCGCCTGTTTCCTTGCTGTAATAGGTGCCCCGATGGTCGGATTGATATTGCCAACTGTTATCTGCTCGCACAATGACAAAGCCTTGTTTCGATTGTGGTGGTGCATCTAAATAACTGCCTGCGGAAAGGCTGCCGCCTTCGCTCACATATTCGGTGGTGCTGTGGCTGTAAATACCTTGGTTGTCAGTGCAATGCACGGTGATTTCACCGCTGGTTTCGGCAAAGCCGTCTTGATTAAATGTTACGGTCATGTTGTACTCCTTATTCGGCTAGGCAGATGTAGTGATAGGCTATGTTGCGGGGGCGTACACCAAATGCTCCCCATCCCCTTGCTAAGCTTGGTGTTGATAAAATTCTACTAACGCCTGAAGCCGCAGTATATTTATCTTGGATTGCTTTATCTCTTGTGTCAGTATCATTGAATGCATTCAAGACAAAACCAACATTAGGGTAATCATTTCTATTTAATAAATCGGCAGAAGCGTGTTGTGCAGCTTGCTGAACTGTCGAATCATCTAACATAACGATACCTGTTGCAGCTAAATTGGCGATATCATTGTCAATAGCCATAATGCTCGGTTTTTGATCGCTTAATAAAGCCCTATTTCCATCTACACCCCGCCCATTATCCAAACCACGGATAAATTCACCGCGCATGTCTGGTAATTGCCCTGACGGATATTTCTGTGCCAATTTTGGATAACGACGAGTATCAAACCGTTGTCCGTTCATGGCTAAGCAACCTGTTGGGACGGTAGAGAGCGGATAAGGGATAGGGATACCAACAAATAAATCATGTAAGGCATTAAAATCAGTGGCGTTGGCTTTTTTCCCGATTTCAGCGAGCAACGTCGCTTTTAAGTTTGCATCACCTGCTAATGCTCGTGCCAATTCTTCTAGCGTGTCCAACGCAGCAGGCGCAGAACCCACCAATGCGGCAATTGCGGTTTTCACAAATTCTGTCGTCGCAATTTGGGTGTTGTTGGTGTTTGGGTTGGCAGTAGGGGCTGTTGGGACACCTGTGAACGCAGGGCTAGCTTTTGGGGCGTAGCCTGTGCGGTCTCGGTTGATGGTGTCTACTTGGTCTTTTAAATATTTGGTACGATTGGCGAGCTGTTTTGCTTGAATGTTAATTACGCCAAGCTCTCCACCTAGCACCTTATCTTGTTTTTCAATGAGATAAATATCTTCTTCCCATTGTTGTTGCTCAGTAATTTTTCCCATTTATACTTCTCCAAAAGTAAAGTTTCCGTCGAAATTGATCTCGCCATTCCATCGATGGCCTGCCCGTGTAAAATTGAATGCAACCAAATGACAGCGTGCAGGGGCATTTTCATTTAAAATTCGCCGCACTTGTTTTGATTCTTCAATAGTAATAGGCTGATATAGCACAATTTTGTATTCTGCCCAGTGCATTTCTTCATGTTCAAAGGTTTCTGACCCATCAAAATTTAGTTCGCTATTCCATGTTTTAAGTGATTGGTTTTCAATAATATCGACTTCGCCATAACCCACCGATTTCATGACACGGCGAATCGCCGAAATTGTCCCTTTGTGCTTGTGAATGTGGATGCTATTTAAAATGGCTTGTCGTTTACTTTCCTCGCTCCATTCGTCATCCCATTCGTCCACGGAAAGCGACCAAGCAAGCCATGGCAATAGGTTTATAGGGCAATTTTCAGCACTCCATAAGAGGCGAATAGGCACAGGAATTTCCGCAATGGCTGAAAACGTATTCGATAATTGTTTTTCTAGCTTGCTCGACCCGATGGGCAAGAGATAGCTATTCATCTCGACCACCCACATTGCTTT